TTCATTCAGTTCTATTGAATATGGACCAGATGATATTGTCAGATCACAGTTAGTTAAAGAGTATATTCTCGCTAGAATGCAATATGAGGATCAAAATCCTGTAAGTTATTGATTTTCTTAGTAAACTCTTTTCTTCAATAAAAACAAACACTTACGTCAGAAATGTCATAAGTGTTTGTTTTCCTTAGATTAAATAATGCTTGACTTTTCAGAAAAACTAGTGTATAATACTTGTATAAACTGAGAAATTAAGGTGAAAAGAGATGTGGAATTTAGAAGGTATGCAAGTTAAGGGTCGTTACATGGATGAGATTGTTGTTCGTGGACAGGTACTTAGAAGTAGAGTAGCATACGGCGGAGAAGTCCAGCATACTGTTAAACTAGACAAAGGGTTTACTTTGTTCGGTGGAGCAGTTCAGCGTGAAGCAGGCGATAATATCATTATTGAAAACAAATATATTACACAGGTGAAAGATTAATGCTATTACTAAGTAATGGTTATGCTCATCGTATTTTTAGCTGCCACTTAGAATTATTTGATTTTATTGGTGCTGAATTATTTGAATCTCTTATGAGTGATACTCACTCTCAATACACTTTAAGTTTTTATTAATTATTTTTACACACCCTTAGCTCAGTTGGATAGAGCATCGGATTTCTAATCCGATGGTCGGTGGTTCGAATCCACCAGGGTGTACCAATTTAGCCCGAGTGATGAAATGGTATACATAGAAGACTTAAAATCTTCCGTCTAAAGACATGCCGGTTCGAGTCCGGCCTCGGGCACCAAATTAAGGAAATCTAAATTAATACACTTTGGACATTTGGAGATAGTTTTGTAGACGGGCTTCTAAAAGAAAGTCCCGCAGATCCTTCTTCAGGAAATTCTAAAGAAGAACGGTTAGACATATGTTTCGGGAATCAAATTTTTAAGAGAAGCAAATTATTTACAAAATTTTATAATATGGGAGTATCTGGTTCAGGTAATGAACAAATTGCGTATCAAGTTACTAAACTATTAGATAGTTTTGATAAAGATGATTTTGTTCTCATAGTATTCTCTAACATGCTAAGAGCGTGTAATTACAATTTTTTTACAGATGAATATGTAAGAGCAAGTGAAAACGAACATCAATATGCTAAAAGAAGTCCAGTATGGCAGACTGATATGATGTTGTTATATTTGCACTCACAACTAAAGTATAGAAATATATCTCATGTGTTTATGAATTCATTTGAGCCTATTAACATGTACTCAAAATTTTCATATGAACAATTAAAATCTATAAATTATTATGAACCAGAGTATTTAGATAATACTTTATTCAATATTTTACTTGGTAAATTTTTACAGAAAAAAAATGATAAACTAGAATATCTAGAAATTGATCCTAGAAAAACTAGAATTTTTACAAAATTTAAAGGCTATGAAAACAATAAATATATTTCACCGTGTTTTCACCCTTCACCAGAAGGGCATGTACTTATCGCCGATACTTTAATTCCTATTATTACTGAATATAGGAAGTAGGAATAGTTTGTTTATGATTAGTATCAAATATATAATCAGGTTCTTTATGATGACTTCTACGGTTAACACCTTCTTGATTGTAACCAATACCCATCAACAACAGAACTTCATTTTCGATACCAGCATCTTTACCTACTTCAAAACCATTGAAACACAAGCAGCAACCAGTTTGATAACCCATTAAAGAAGATACAATATTAACATATCCAGCAGCAATACCGACGGCCATATCCGTATCTCTTTGAGTGAAGTCAGCAGTATCACCATAAACAGGATGTCCTTTAATAGCCATACCATCTGGGTTTTTTTCAAATGCTAGTAATACATTTGCGAGAGTTTGCGAGTTTGTTTGTGAAGAAAGTTTACCTTCCTTGCTTATATACATTCCCTGACCTTTAGTTTTATTGTGCATCTTTTCAATTACATCTCGGTTAGTAATAACATGAACTTTATAAAATGCACGATTTTGTTTACTAGGACATTGAGTGGCTGCTTCAACAATTGCTTCTAAATCTTCTTTAGGGATTGATTTAGAAAGGTCCCAGTTTCTTTGAGTATGCTGACTAGAAGCAATAGCTTTTTTTAAGTCTAAATGAGACAATTTGGTATACATATATTTCTCCAGGAGTTATAAGTATTAATTACTTATTTATATAAAAATTATGTTTAGAAAAATAAAAATTGATTTAGAAAAACCAGAAGCTGAAGTTACCGAACACGGTAGATTTTATCGCACACCAAGCGGTAATTTATATCCATCGGTTACTACTCTTATGTCCTATAAGTCAAAAGAGTCCATCATGGCCTGGAGAGAATCAGTTGGTGAAAAAGAAGCCAATAGGATTAGTAATCAAGCAGCAACAAGAGGAACAAAGATTCACAATCTATGTGAAAAGGTACTTTTAAACCAAGAGATTGATACAAGTAATCTTAGTATGTTAGATAAACAGATGTGGGATCAGTTTCGCCCACATCTTAACAGCATCAACAATATACATGCAATAGAAGATCCATTATTCAGTAATCATTTGCGCCTAGCAGGTCGTGTAGATTGTATTGCTGAATGGAATGGAAAGTTATCAGTCATTGACTTTAAAACCTCTCGTAAAAAGAAGAGAAAAGAATGGATTGAAAGTTACTTCATGCAATGTACTGCATATGCCATTATGTTTGAAGAAATGACAGGAATACCTGTTCCGCAAATAGTAGTTGTTCTTTCAGTAGAAGATGATGAACCTCAAATCTATGTAGAAAGGCGTGACAATTATGCCAAACAACTTTTAGAACTGCGTTTAGAATATGAACGATTTTCAAAACTAATGTATTGACTTTAATTTTAAATACTATATAATATAAATATATATTCAAATAGGAGTTTGTATGAAAAAGTTTATACTTTTAACAGCAACACTGTTAGCAGGTTGTTATAACGATGAGCCTGAAATAACACTAGAATATGAAGATATGTTTCATTATAATGTTAATGATCTTGGAAAGATTACATATGAAGAAGTTGAGTGTTTAGCAAAAAATATTTATTTCGAAGGTCGAGGAGAAAGCCTACAGGGGCAAATAGCAATAGCACATGTTACTTTAAATAGACAAAAAGATAAAAGATTTGAAGATAGTATATGTGATGTTGTTTATCAAGGTCCACTAGACAACAGAACAAACCCATTAAGACATCAGTGTCAATTTAGTTGGTGGTGTGATGGTAAAAGTGACGTTCCTAGAGACCTTTGGTCTTGGGGTAGATCAATGACTGTTGCTGTTAAAGTGTTAGAAGGCGAATACAAAGATCCAACAAACGGTGCATTGTGGTTTCATAGTACAGAGGTAAATCCTGACTGGAAATTTGTAACATATAATGTTGGGAAAATTGATAATCATATATTTTATAGATAATGGAGAACTTTTTTGCTATACCAAATAGAGAATGATTTTATGGTTGATTCAGAAAAAGTAACAGATACTTTTTTAATAACAAAAAAATTTAGATCACCTTCTGAATTTTCTTATTTTATAGAAAGCACATCTAGAAAAACAAAGACATCTTGTATAGATATATTAATTAATTTTTGTATTGAAAATGAAATCGAATCAGAAAGTATTGCTAAACTTATTAATGCAAGTTTAAAGGAAAAATTAGAGTCTGAAGCACAGGAATTAAATTTGCTTAAAACTAAATCTTATAAATTACCTTTTTAATATGACTGCATTTGAAGTATACAAGCTATATACAGCATTGCGTTTACATTTTACATACGCAAAGTATGATATAACAGTAACTAAAGGTCGCATGGCAAATCTCCGAGATGCCTTTGATAGAAAACGTGATACGAAATACATGTATAAATTAGCAAGTGAATATTCTAGAAAAGAAGTAATAGACATTTTAATTGCTAATTTTATTACGGGCGATCCCACTGCAAATATTTACACTGGAAACTTTGTAGATAATTACAAAAAGTTGTTGACAAACAGAAAGAGAATGTTGTATAATTTGGATACAGACTTAGATAATATCTTATTCAGGATGGAAAAAGAAAAGATTAAGTCTGCGTGTAAGGAAGGGCAACACCCGCTAATCTTCAGAATGTACATGGGTGGGGATATACATTTGGAATCACTTGTTATTATGGAAAAACTATATCCTTATGTTGAAGATTATAAAACTGATTTTGTATTAGAACACTTGTGCTTGCTAATTACAAAATATAAACCGTTTGTTAGGTTTGACAAAAATATTGTTGTACAGAAATATACAGGTAAAATGTTGCAATGTCTAAGTCAGTAAGAAAAGTCCCCGAAGAAAAGAAAATTCATCGGGTTGTTAAGAGTTACCCTGTGAAAGAAATTGATCAGGTTTTAAAACGTATAAATAATTTTGAGGATCTAGAGAATATTGATCTAGATGAAGTCTTTGAAAATTATTATAATACAACAACAATACATCGCTAATATAACGCAAATACGGAGAAATTTATGGCTTTTAATTCCCTTTCAGACCTTCGCAAGAGTCGTGGCAATTTTGATTCATTGATGAAGGAAGTTGAAAAACTTGATGCCCCGCAAGGCAAAGATGATTTAAATGTATGGAAACCTACAGTAGACCAAGCAGGTAACGGATATGCTATTATTCGATTCTTGCCTGCACCTCAAGGTGAAGATATGCCTTGGGTACAAATTTGGAATCATGGATTTCAAGGACCTTCAGGTAAGTGGTACATTGAAAATTCACTCACTACACTTAAACAAGCAGATCCAGTATCTGAACTCAACACAGAACTTTGGAACAGTGGTCTAGAATCAAATAAAGAAGTGGCTCGTAAACAGAAGCGCCGACTCTCTTATTACTCTAATATACTTGTTGTGGAAGATTCCGGTAATCCCGCAAACAATGGTAAAGTCTTTCTTTATAAATTTGGTAAAAAGATTTTTGACAAAATTAAAGATGTGATGCAACCAGAGTTTGCAGACGAAACTCCAATGAATCCATTTGATTTTTGGGATGGCGCTAATTTCAAACTTAAAATTCGTAAAGTTGAAGGTTATCAAAATTATGATAAGTCTGAGTTTGCATCACCTAGCCCAATTGCTAATAATGATGACGCTATTGAAGTCATTTGGAAAAATCAACATTCATTAGCAGCCATTGTAGCTCCTAGCAATTTCAAATCATATGATGAGTTGAAGAAAAAACTGGACTTTGTTCTTGGTAACAGTGCTAAAGTAGGATCAGCAGAAAACATTTCCAGAGTAACGGGTGATGCTGCTGACGATCACTTCATGGATAAAGTGACCAAGATGGCTTCAACTAAAGCACCTGTGATTGAAGAAGAAGATGAGGATGAAACTTTGTCTTACTTTGCCAAACTTGCTAATGACGATTAATATTCGTTAAAATAGAAAAGGGACTTAGGTCCCTTTTTTTATATCCCTGCAAATGTTCTGTCTTGAAATCGCTGAATAATATTACTATTATTTCTAGGAGTAGAAGGCGTTGTTAAGATTTGAGGTGCAGCAGGAGATGCTGATGTGTTATTATTTGTAATATTATTAATAATAGGAGGAGCAGATTGAGTACTAGGTGTAGATAAGTTTGTCATGTTTTGAATAGCATTGCTAGTAACTGATTGACTCGCCGCAACTTCACTCTGCGTACCCTGTAGCATTTCGCGGGCAGCTTTAGCAGAATTTTGTTGATATTTTTCATCTTCAGTTAGAAGTTCAGATGGAACGGCAACACCATTTATTACAGCCGGTACTGGTCCGTTATACTCAACATCTAATTTTGTAGGATCTAAATTCATTTGTTCTGCGAGTTCCATCTCCCTTTCATTTTTTTCTTTTGCATTACGAATTGGGATGACTGGGCCTGAGGTAGTGCCTTCAAAACCCAAGTCACGTTCCAGGCGCTGTCTGCGTGTCAGCGGCGTTGTTGAAACATTCTCCGCAGTACCTTCAACAAGTTCTGGTGTTGTTGCCGCAGGAGTCGCAGTAGCAAGTGATGACCCCTGATCTTGCATTTGTTGTTTATATTTTTCTTGAACTTCAGGTGGAAAACTTTCAATATCACCTGGGCCATATTCAATTCTTGCCATTTGATCTTCAGTAAGAGGCTCTTCCTGACCAGGATAAAATGGTTCGTTACCAATCATAATACCACCAGCGTTTTTTACGGCTAGTTGATCTTCAAGGCTTTCTCTTTGTCTGGCAAATCCTGCGCGGCTAGGAGACATTCCATCAAATCTGTTGGGATCGCGTTCCGGGATAACAGAAGTCGCAGTACCTTCAACGGGTCCTGGTGTTGTTGCAGCAGGAGTTGCAGTGCCTTCCGAAGGCACTACATTTCGTCTATCAATTATAGCTTGACGCTGTTGTCGCTGAGGACCATTTTCACCTGCTCGATCTGCTGCTTCTTGTAAAGATTGTTGTGAGTTTTCAGCTTCACGGTCTGCTTGATAAGAACCGTCTTCCATCTTTTCTTCAACACTATCTATTAGACCAAAAGTAAGCCCACTACCAATATTTCTTCCTGCATTTTGAAATTTTTGACCCAAAGTAGCATCTTCATCTGCGTTGAATCCTTTAAACCCATCGTATGCCGCCATACCTGCTGTAAGACCTAATCCTACAGGTCCTAAAAATCTACCAGCACCTCTTGCAAATCTACCTAAATTTCCTAATCTGCCTGGTCCAGGTCTAGGTCCAGGTCTAGGTCTAGGACCTGCTCTAGGTCTTCTGCTAGGCAAATCTATATCTGGTATGATAGAACCTAATCCCCCACCCAATCCGCCAGATGGTTTGCCAGAAATTAGTTTTAGTTCTTCTAAAATATCTTTTAAAACTTGTAGCTGTTCGGCAGCAGGATCATTTACATCAATACCTGACATTGTTTTAGGAGCGTCTTTTGTAATAATAGGTTGATCAGCTATTATTACTTTTTCAGGACCTTTTTTATTACTAGATCCT